CGACCCCACAATCACCCGCGCCGAGTAGCGCGGCTCCGGTCGCTCGCCCCGAGTGGGTCCCGGAAAGCTATTGGGACGGCAGCAAAAACGAGGTCAAGGGCGGCGATTTTCGCAAGACCTTCGACGAGTTGACCGCATTCAAGGCCGCCGACGAAAGCCGCCGTCTGACGCTGCCGCAGAAGCCGGACGACTACAAGCTCACGCTGCCGGCGACATTCCAGTTGCCGCAGGGCGTCGAGTTCAAGATCGACGACAAAAATCCGCTGTGGGCGCAGGCGCGCACATGGGCGCAGAAATCCGGTCTGACGCAGGAGCAATTTGCCGAAGGCATCGCGCTCATTGCCGGCGACCGCATCGGCACGCAGGCGACGATCAAGGCCGCCTATGACGGCGAAATTGCCAAACTCGGCGCGTCCGGCCCGGCGCGCGTCGATGCCGTCACCACATGGATGGCGGCGGTCGGCGGCGAAAAGCACGGTAAGGCATTGGCCAACATTCTCAAGCTGGCGCCGGTAGCCTCGACCATCGAAGCGCTCGAATCCGTGATGCAGAAATTCCAGACGCAGGGCGGCGGTCAGTTCACCACGCGCGGGCGCGAGCCGGACGCTTCGCAGCGGGTCGACGATGCCGCTTGGAACAAGATGACGTATTCCGAGCAGAAAGAATACGCCGCCAAATTTCCGCAAGGCAACGGCGTCGCGGCTTAACAGGGGAAGTGAATTATGGCTGCCTCAAATCTGATGACGATCGCGGAATATGCGAAATCCATGGCCAAAGAGGATATTCGCCGGCCGCCGATCGAAATGTTTGCGAAGTCGACCGACCTGTTCGACGCGCTGCCGTTCGAGGGCCTGAAAGGCTCGGTGTTCGTCTATTACCGGCAGGCCGTCCTGGCGACGCCGGCCTTCCGCGCCATCAACGAGGCCTCGTCCACCGGGCATGGTGTCATCACGCCGCTGCAGGAAAACACCGCGATCATCGACCACGACATCGATGTCGATCGCGCCATCGTCGACCGCCACGGTCCCGAGCGGCGCAATTACGAGGAAATGATGGGCATGACCGCATTCGGTCAGCTCTGGGCCACCACCATCATCAAGGGCGATCAATCGACCAACGCACGGGTGTTCAACGGCCTGCAGGTCCGTTCCAACAAATACTCCCGCGATACCCACAATTCGGCCTCGTCGGGCGGTGCTGCGCTGTCGCTGGCCAATCTCGACAAGACGATCAATGCGGTCAATCGGCCGACACACATCATCGCACCGTATCTGTCGCGTCCGCTGTGGATTCAGGCCGCGCGCACTACCACGCTCACCGGCTTTGTCATGCAGGAATTCAATGTCAGTGGTGATGCCGGCGTTGGCGGGTTGAAGGCGTCCTACGCCGGACTGCCGTTCCTGTGGGGCTACCCCAAGGACGACCACCCTTACATGCTTGACTTCAACGAAGTCGCGTCAGGCGGCGGCTCGGCCGTCACCGCGTCGCTCTACGTGGTTTCGCTGGGCGAGCAGCGCCTGCGCGGTCTGCAGCTTCGCCCGATGGAGACTCGCGACATCGGCCTGCTGCAGGACGGCAAGACCTACCGCACTCATTTGAATTGGGATGTGGGTCTGGTCGACGAGCACAAGTACTGTATAAGTCGTTTGGATTCTTGGACAAATGCCGCCATCGTGGCATAAAGCATCATGAAGAAATGCACCGCCAATTTGACTGTCGATGAAGTAAAGTCTTTGCTGACTTACAGCGAAGATACTGGCGAACTTCATTGGCTCGTTCAAAGAAACCACAAGACCAAGGCGGGACATCTTGCCGGGTATCGACGGCCGGACGGACATATTGTCGTAAAGATCAACGGCCACAATTATCTCGGTCATCACCTTGCGTGGGTGATTGTCTACGGCGTTTGGCCGGTGCGTCTCGATCATCGTGATCTTGACCCGTCAAACAACAGACTTCTGAATTTGAGAGAGGCGACGCAGTCGCAAAATAAAGCGAACGGGCGCCTAAACTCGAACAACACTGCCGGCTTCAAGGGCGTCACTCTGGATAAGAGGCGCGCAGTCAATCCGTGGAAGGCCAGCATCAAGGTCAACTACAAAACGATCAATCTTGGAACGTTCGCGACGGCAGAGGAAGCTCATGCCGCATATGCAACAGCGGCACAATCCGCCTTCGGCTAATTCGCCAGGGCTGCATAGGAGAAATCTATGAGTTTCCCCAACGACCGCACTTACACTCCCGACATCAACCTGTTCTTCTCGGACAATGCCGCCGCATACACCGCGAACGGTTATACGCAGGTCGCTGCGGCACAAAGCGTATGGGACAGCGGCGGCAATCAGGGCACGTCGCCGACGCAGCAGGCGCGCATCGACGCGGTTGCGGTGTGCGACGTGACCGCGCTGAACATCGTCACTGGCGACGAATACTACAAAATCCGCGTTGTCGGCTCGACCGATCCGGCATTCGGCGCTGGCAATGTCGTTTGTCTCGGCGGCATCGATCTGGCCGCGGCCAATACCAATGACATCGTGAATGCCAAGGCCGCCGTGACCGGCCGCTACGAGATCATGTTCTCAACCAACGTGGCCGGCGCGCTGTACGAATACGTGGCGGTCTATGTCATCGTCGGCGGCACCGGGCCTTCGATCAGTATCGAAGGCTTCTTTGCCGTCCTGCCGGAGGTTTAACCATGACCTATTATGATCCGCGCCAAGGTTCGCAGCCAACCTATCGCCCGCCGCCGCCATCGGCGCAGTCGGACGATCGGCCGCGGTTTGATCGCAAGCCTGCGGCACCCGGCAAATTCGAGTTCACTGCCGCGCACCGCCGCGCTGCGGCTCTTGCGCACGCCAACGGCAAGGTGATCGTCATCGATCGCGGGCCGGCCGAACCGAAACCTATCGAGGCCAAGGGCGAGCAGACCGAAGCCGAGACTGCGGCAGCCAAGGATGCGGCAATCCTCGCCAAGCGCGAGCGCGATGAATGGCAGGCCAAGAACAAAGCCCCGGTTGCGGTCGAAATGCACAAGGTCGATGCCGACCACGCCGTTGCTGCCGACCCGGAGCGTTTTATCCAGGTGCCGCGGCATGTCGTGCCGCCGACCACCGTCGAGGAACGGCTGACCCGGCTCGAGCAGCGGCTTGGCCCGGAGACGGCCGAGGAAATCGAGAAGCGTCGCGAGCGTGACGCCAAGATCGCAACGGATCAAGCGGCGCAAGACAAGGCGGAGCGCGAGAAGGCCGCCGGCGAGCAGAAGGTATTTTGATGAACACGCTGGAACGCCGCCTCAAGCGCAACGGCAAGGTCGATCTCTGGGATTGCGGCCCGTCGCGGCCGATTGCCCCGCTGGCCCCGGTCGAGCCGGACGATACCAAACTCAAGGGCGCCGATCTCGCCGCCGCGCAGGTCGCGCATGAGGATGCGTGCGAGCTCTACAAGAAACAGCTTCGCGCCTATTCGGCGGCCAAGACGGCATTTGCCGAATGGCAGGAAGCCAAGGCCGGCCCGGTCAAAGTGGAGCTGTGGGGTGTCGATGCCCGACACGCCATGGAAGTCGAGCCGGATCGTTTCAAACTCGATCTGCCGCGCGGTGTGAAACCGGGGCGAGCGCAGGTCGAGGCCGAGCAGTTGGCGGAAGCCGAGGCCGACGCATTGAATCAAGCGCGGGCATCCGACCCGCAATTCGGGCAGCAGAGGGCCGTAGCATGAACAAGCGCATTCTATTCGCACTGGCGGCCATTGCCGCGCTCGCGGTCCTGCCGCAGCCGGTCCTGGCCGCTGCGTCGCTACCGGTATCGAAACAGTCGTGGTGCGCGCCGGAAGCGCCGGGAGCAAACCGCGGCCCGAAATATGTCACCAACCCCGCCACCGGCGGCGGCTCGTACACGCTCGGCGGCAACGGCTGTGCGCTGATGTCGCAGGGCGATTGGGCCTATTTCCAATCGCAGGGCTACACTCAGGGTTCTGGCAACGGTGCGATTTTCGTCGGCCCGTTCACCGCGCAGACCACTACGTCCAATTCGCCGGTGCTGCCGGCCAACGCCTATATCAGCGCGATCATCGTGCAGGAAACATCGGGAAACGCCGTCACTGGCGGCCTCGATGTTGGCGTGGCTGGATCGTCCGATCAGACGATCGTGGCCGCTTTCGCGGTCGGCGCCAACGCGGTCATCGCGATTCCGCAGGCTTCGATCCTCAAGAACGTATTCCCGACTTCGGGCACCACCGGGCCGGCGGCACAGCAGATTTTCTTCAACGCGCACACCAATTGGACGGACGGCGCGACGATCTATGTAACGATCCTCTATCGTTACTACTAACGGGACCTCCCGCATGAGGCTTAAGCTGCCCATGCTAACTCGCGCTGCGGCTGTTGCTGCGGCGCTTTTCTTTGCGCCTGCTGCTCATGCACAGGTATTCATCGTCGCGAGTTGCGGCACCGTGCCGGCATCGCAGGCGACGCTCACGGCCGGCAAAGCCGGTATGTTTTTCATCGACACAAACGGCAATCTGTGCACGGGCGCTACATTCACGCCAAGTGGCACGCAAGCCGTTAACCTTACTCAAATTCTCGGCGCGGCTATCGGCGCTACAAACCCACTGTACGTCGCGCCAGCAACCTCAGTTAATCCTTGGCCGGTCAGTGCGGCGTCCCTTCCTCTCCCAACGGGCGCCGCCACATCTGCTAATCAATCAACCGAGATTACGTCGCTCGCCACCATCGCAACGAATACCGGAGCGGCGATACCGCCAGGCGCGGCGAATATCGGCTTTGTTGGTGTTTACGGCGCGACCTACAATACCATCGCGGCATCGCAGACGACACAGGCACTCACAGGCGGCAGCGGCGGCGCGACGGGCGATTATCTTTCACATTGCGTTGTCATCCCGACATCGACATCGCCCGGCGTCGTAACGATCATCGACAACTCAACAACCGTTTACGCCTTCCCTGGCGGCTCATCGAGTCTGTCCAATCTTGTACCTTTCACAATTCCGGTTGGTGCTAAGAGCATAAGTGGAGCTTGGAAAATAACGACAGGTGCAAATCTGTCCGCGGTCTGTGTCGGAAAATTCACATGAGATTGGCGGCGCCGCTCGCCCTTATCGGAGGGCTGATCTTATTTTGTGCGCAGTCTCCGTCGCCGGGGTTTCCGCCGGGTATTTTCAGCCGGGGCGCGATTGACGCTGCATCTTCGCCACCACCCAGCACAACAACGCTGGACCCATCAAACACATCAAGTGACATAACGCTCTCGAACGGAAATCTGACGGCGACGAATGGCACTTCTGTTGCCAATTACAACCTCACAAAATCAATTGCAGGTCATTCTACGGGCAAGTTCTACTGCGAATTTATCGCAACCACGCGGGGGGCGCCAGACGACATAATTTTCGGTTACATAGATGCAACCTTTTCATCGTACACCAATAATGCGGCATTCGCGAATGGGAGCAATGCGGGCGGAGGATATGCAGGAGACGGCAATGTTTATCTCGGAACCTCTACCGGGATAGGCACCTACTCAGCGGGGACCGCTATCGGCATGGCGGTTGACTTAGGAAATCTGACTATATTTTTTACGCGCGACGGTGTGCACTGGAACAGCACTAGCAGTTTAACCAATAATCCAGCAACGAATACCGGAGGCATTTCAATTTCCGGCATTACAGGATCAATCTATGCGGTTGCTGGATTTAACCCTAACGGTGCTGTGGCGACAGCAAATTTTGGGGGGTCGGCGTATGCCTACACCCCGCCGGTGGGCTTTGGCAATTGGTAATGCTATGATGGCTCTCGTGCGCCTCACATCACTGTTCGCATTAGTCATCGTTTTGTTGTTTGCACAGTGGTCGCATGGGGCGCCCGATCTTATTGCCAACAGCAATCTGAATTTTTACGTCACGCCGACGGGTTCGGATGCTGGGCAATGCACGCAAGCCGCACCATGCGCGAAAATACAGCGCGCCGTCAATGTTGCCGCTCTGTATTTTTATCAGAGCATTTATGGCTTCACGATCAATGTTGCCGATGGTACCTGCAACGACACCGCAAACACATCAATCAATCTGTGGAATATACCTAGCGCCTACTACGACACGATCACAGGCGATCTGACGACACCGGGTAACGCGGTTTGTCCCGCCTATTTTGGTCTGGACGTGGGCGCGCAGTGGACTGTGCAAGGCTTCAAGTTGACAGGGACGTATGGCGCTTTCGTAACAAACATCGGAGATTATCTTACCATCACCAACAT